TACCTGTATATGCGTTTGAATTTATTTGTTTTTTAGGTGATACAAAATTTTGTGTTTTTGCTGTGTACATTTTGTTGGAATTATTATTGGAATTGTTGTTGTTATTATTTCCATAAGAAACTATTTGTGTTGCGCCATAGTTAGATTGGAATGGATTAACATTTACATTAGCATTATTGTCTTGATAGACTTGGCTACCAATATAATCTGCTTTATCTCCTCTCTTTGTAACATCAGCCATCGCTTGAGCTTGTTCTTGAGATTTACCTAAAACATTTTGAGCAAAATTCATCATATTGTTTTTTGCTAATTGATTTTCAAAAGCTTGATTTGTTTGAGCTAATTTTAAATTGCCACCTTTAGCAAAATAATAACCATCATTTCTTTTTTCAATAATACCAGCATCTGCTAATTTCTTAGCATCTAAATAAATTCCTAATTGAGCTAAAGGAGAAAATCTTTTAAATAAACCACTTATTCCATCACCATAAAAATCTAATTTACCAGAACCATAATAAGATTGGACATCTTCTGCGTTACTTCCACCTAATCCTAAATTCATAAAAGCATTTTGCTCTGGGCTATAAACACTACCTACTCCTTGATAACCTTCTTCCATTGGTTGATCTTGATCGCTATCTTTTTGTGGTAAAACACACGCTTGAAGAACTGGATCATAGACTCGACCTTCACCAGGATATAATTCTTCACAATTAGGAGTAGAGGTATCTTGTGAATTATCAGGTTGAGAAGATGGTGGTACATAAGGTGTACTACTTACAACATAAGGATTTGTAGATGGACTTGGGTAAGGTTGAGAAAACCCACCATTATTTAAATATCCATCAATAATAGATTGCGCTTGTGTACTTTGAAAAAAAGGTGAAGTAAATGCCATTAGTTTATTCCTTGTTGTATGATCTTAGAAGCTAGTTTTTCTTTTTCTAAATTTTTAGAATTACTTTCTTTAACGACTTGTGTAGCTAGTTTTTGTTGATCGAGATTAATTTTTTCTAATTTGTATTGCTCATCAGCTTGTTGTTTTCTTGCTTTGAGTTGCATATCAGCTTGATCTCTAGCTCTTAGTCTTTGTTGTTCTGCCATCGCTAATTGAACAGAAGGATCTGGTTGTTGAGGTTTAGGTGGTGGGGGTGGTGTAATAGAAGGATTGTTAAAGAATTGACTAGCATCTTTGTAACCAGCATTCTCTAAGTATTTCTCTAAGGTGTTATAAATCTTTTGAGGATCTACAATACCCATTCCACCAGCGCCAATAAGTTTTTCTTGAACTGCTAAAACACGACCTAATACTTCTAGTCGTTGATCTTGAGAGCCTGTTCCTAAACCAACTTGTACTGTTGCATTGTATCGATCAACCCATTCTCTAGGGTTCATCGGAACAAATTTATTTCTTAACTTAATAATTCTTTCTTTATCTTGGTATTTACAAACAAGAGTTAGAATACCTTGAAACATTCTCTTAATGCCTTCACTAAAGTTTCTTGCATAGAGTTCAATTCTTTGTGTCGATGCGTTCATCATCACATTTGCACTTGTTGCAGTTGTGTGAGATTTGTTAATCACATCACTATCTAATCCCATTTGAACTTTAGAGACTCCACTTCGACCTTCACGAATTTGATCGACCTTCTCAATCATCGCTAATCCCTCTTGCATAAAGTTGGGGGATTGTAGAGGAGTTACTGCATTAGGTGATTTAACTCGTACAATACCCCCAGCTCTCGAGGTAAGGAGATCGTCTATATTAGCTTGTCCATCAACAACAATCGTTCTTGCGTTGTTTTGTAGATAGGCATTGTTTAAAGTTTGTCTTAATAAAGCAGTTTTAATTTCTTGAACATCGCCTACTAAGTCATACATAGATAAGCCATAAAACTTATGAGGCATAGGAATAGCAGTAACGGAAGCAAAAGGAATTTGCTCGATAGGTTCATTTTCTAATATGTGGTAGGTATTAGGGCCAGAGCCACCTACTACAATGTGTCTTAACTCAGCAATTCCATCATTGTCATAATCGCAACGCATATAACAATCCACGATGCTGACTCTAGTAAGTAAGGGATCAATGTTTTGATAGTCTTGAGGCATTGTCTCATCATCGTAAGACCTTCTCGTAACTGCTTCTGTGTTATAAATTTCTTCATCAGCGACTGGTAATTCATTAACAAGCTTTTTATCAAAGCCCATACTAATGAGTTCGCTTCTTGTTTTAAAAACTCTTTGACCAATGAAATTACAATCTTCTAAAGAGGTAGCTGATTTACTAACTAAAACACTCTCTGGGGGTACACTCTCAATAATAACTCGACCAATGTCTTTTACTTTTTTAACAGTAACATTGTATTTTTTGTCTAAGAAAGTTTCGCTACCAATATCAATGTCATCATTAGTGTCCACTTCGATGACTTTAACTTCAGGATCAGCTAAGAGGGATTGATATTCAACTTCAGTTAAATTTTCGTAAGATTCTTCTCTTTGTTCTTTATCTTTCTTCCAATAGTATTTTACAAAACCATTTTTAGAAATTAAAGCATCTTTGAATAGAGTATGAAGGATAGAATAACCATTGTTATCTTTCATAAAGATATGGTTGATGTAATCGGAGGCTTGATCAGCGTATTCTACATCTTCTGGCCCCTGTGGTTCAAATCGAACTATGCTCTCTCCTTGTGTGAAGATGCGCATCATCGAAGGAAGAATACTCTCTACAACTTCTAAAACATCTTGAGATCGAACTTGTGATTGACCTTCGACTTCATTTCCTAATGGTTCTCCTAAATAGAATTTTAAAGCGTTTTTTCTTTGTTGAGAAATTTTACCACCATAAAATCCTAGAGAGTTTTTAACCTCTTGGGAGATCAAAGCTTTTAATTTTTCTTTTGTTAATTTCATACTATACCTAATCGTGGGTAACTAATTTTTGATGACCAATTTTTTGTTTCTTGTAAACCTGTACATAAATATCTAAAGGAGTCAGCACTATGAGAAGTCCAATCGTGTAATGGTCTATTCTTAGTTTCTCCTTTATCGTTGATAGCCCAACGATATTGTCTTAATGCGTCTAATCCTTCTTTTGTTTTTTCATAATCAAACCAACATCGACCTAATGTCATACGCACTGCGTTAATTCCATCTTCCACACTCATTTTAGGAACAATACTAGTCACAAGTCCTAGTGATTGAGCTATTTCGAGTCGAGATTTACCAGTGCCTATCTCTCGTACATTCGCATCGTGAGGTAGGTAATGGGTGTCATAGACATAACCCTTGTTATCGAGAGCATGGGCATAATACTCTAAACTTTCTCCACTATCCTCTAGGTAGTCTATAAGGTGAATGGCAGATCCTTTTTGTTGACAAAACCAAATAGCAGTTTTATCTCGCATCCCTAGATCCCAATAAGTATCTACTTTGAGAGTAGAGTCGTAAGGAACTTTTGTAACACGACCTTCTTGATCGCATTTAGCTAAAGATTGAGCATAAATTGATCCAATCGCAGAACTTTCGAAACTACATTCGTACTCAGCCTCATATATCTCTGGAGGCATAAGTTTTTTTGCTTCGTCTAGTTCTTCTTGTTCAACAACCTTTGTTTCACTAGCTTTAAAACTTTTTGCGAACCATTGTTCATCTTGGAGTCCATGATTATATAAATCAAAGAACGAATTATGACCAGCTGGTGTTCCAATGGCTATCATAAAGCCTTTACGATCACTTAATGCAGGTCTAATAATCTCTGTCCACAACTTAGGTGGCATTTGGCTCACTTCATCGAGGATCACACCATCCATATACAATCCTCTAAGGGTATCTATGCGTTCACAACCCAATAATTGTATTCTACCCCCATTGGGTAGATCGGCTCGTAATTCGGTTTCGTGGTACTCCATCTTAGGAAGGACACCGGTGTAGTGTTTAAGGTAATCCCACGCTATTCTTTTTGCCATTGAGTAGGTTGGCGCTATATAATAATAACGAGGTCTAGGTAAAGTACATTGAAGGCACTTCTTGATTAACTCATTGACAGTTAAGACTGTCTTGCCAAATCTCCGATGACAAACAAGAACATTAAATCTTTTTAAATTCTTGTGTATCTCTTGTTGTAATGGTCTAGGCTTGTAGGGAATAGTTATTTTCATCCATTATCTTTCTTATCCCCCTTGTAAATATCTTGTATTCTAGCAACATCACTATCTTTGACCAATCCATGACCACTATGTTGTTTAACTGGTGTTCTATCATTGAGTTCTTTGACCATTAAGGCAAAGACATCAATCTTAGATTTAGATTTTTTTGTTTTTTTCATTTGAATAATGGTCTCCACAAAGAAAGTAATACTCTCTAAACGATCCTTTTGGTTGAATTGCGAAAGTTCCCCATTCATCACAATACAAACAAATCTTTTTTTGCATTTGTTCTTTTCTATCCCAATTCAATATGGTCAATTCGCTATGTAATTTACCTTTTGGGATATCTTTTTTGTTCAAAGTAAATTCAATCATGCTATAAATCAGATATGCTGATGTAGTTCAGTGGTAGAACGCTATCTTGGTAAGATAGAGGTCGGATGTTCGATTCATCTCATCAGCACCAAACGGCTTTAGGGATTTTGATTTGTGTTGAAATCACATCCCAATAATAATCACCGACATCCCTGGGGGTGCTTAAAATCTAAAAATTCGAAATTTTGCACAAAAATCTTGAAAAATGGAGCTTTTTTAGAGCTACACTATAATTAGTAGTGAGATAAGCTATATTTATCAACACTTTTAGAGTTTAGTGTGTACTTTGTGTGTATTTTTGTAGGCTAGTTCGAACAAAATACGAACAAAATACCAAAAAAGTAATAAAATGTTACTAAAAAATCTTGTTTACGAGGACTTCGATGCCACTTATGAGCTTTCGAATAATAAAGCTAATTACTTCAACACTTTTCTTCACACACCACCCAATCATACTCCATACTTTTGCTATCAATTTCATCAATTTGAACCACCAAACACCTAAAATATTCATCTATATCTCCCTATATTTTCTTACTTACTTATCCCATTTAATAGAGAAGGATTGATCCTTTATGTTCCCTATTTCCATTTGAGTCTTGTCACCATACCTTTTCGCTGCGAGTTTCGAGGCCAGCCATTGTTTATGCTTGATGTAAGTGTCAATAGCCTTCACATTAGCCATGTCCATCTTAGTTGATTGAGACTTCTCGACTGTGTCTTTAGCTACATCTTCTAACTCACCTAATGACCATTCAATGCCATCCTCTTTAGCTAGACTATATTGCTCTCTTAACTCTGGCTTCTTGTTAAGCCATTGTCTCCATGTTTCCCATGCGATACCTACTTCTTCGAGGACATTACGAATGGATCTACCTCTCGCCAGTCCTTCTAGTACCTTATTAGCTAATTCTTTTGTGTAAATACTTGGTTTAGTCATCTCTAATGTAATGTTGTGTTGTTATATCCATTTCCTAAGTCTTGGAAACTCTTATGGTCTTTAAATGTTGATATGAAGTCTTTAGCTTGTTCATTACTATCGAAGTCACTAAATCTTATTAAAACTATTGGATTACCATCATCATTAGCTAGGAATATAGTCGTTGTTAGATTTGAGTCGTCTAATCCTAGCGTAGAGTCCATAATATATTCTCTCGGTAGAAGATTTTTTTTTGTTTTTGATTTTTTCATGTAATTTCAATATGTAATTAGGATTCAACTTCACATATTCGCAAATATTTTTAAAATACTCCGATCCTATCCATTCTTTAGCTTCTTTAATGATTTTTTTATCATCAACATCAAAGTTTGGATGTGTAAGACCTACACTATCACATAAACCTCTAATTAAGATGTGGATCCAGAGTTTCTCCTCTGGTTTCATAATGATGTTTTCCAGACCGACTTCTCGATCCTATTAACTTTTATATATTATCTATACGCTTGAAAAAATGGGCTTAAATAGGCTTATTGCAACCTTAGATTACAATTTCCAAAAATCGATGAGTAAGTCTAAGCCCTCACGATATTTATCCATTCTACGGTGAGTTGCAGGCTTATTATCCACTATTACATCCCATAGTATCGATTGTAATTGTTTAGTGTGTTTAAGAGCATCATTGAACTCTTGTTCATGGTCTATTTTAAAAATGTTGAAAAACTCTGTACCATTGGGAATACCAGCTAAATAATCAAAGTTCATCGTACATGATTTATTTTTCCCACTAACGATAGCTAAATATTCTAATTTTTGACCTGCAGCGAACCTTGTAGCGTTCTTTTTAGCATCAAATGGATCTAATTGTGATCGATGATAGTAGTTCTCATGTATTGAATTGATTTTTTTATAAATATATCGATTACCTTGAACCATCTCTGCCATATCAGGTAATCTAAATATCTTTCCATCAATGTTAACTAGTGTTTGACCACCTAAGTCTCTTACCTCGTTAGATTGAGGCGATTTTGAGTGTGGTTTTTGAGGTTTCTTCTTTTTCTTTTTTGCCATTAATATCCTTTTCATCAATTAATTTACCATTATTGTCGTAAATCCATTTAACTACTCCAAAACTCTCTCTCGTTTCAAAAAAATGATGATTACCTTCACTTCGTAAGTAAACACCTTTGATGTTATGTTTAGCCATAAATTGTTTTTGATTGAAAACTATTTCATCATTCCACCTAGCTTGGTTTAGCCAGGTGACAAAGTGAGGTACAAATTGTGGATCATCTGTGTTGTAACAAAGTTGGTTAAAAGTGTATATTAATGTTTCTTGGGCAACATCATCTTTGATCTTGCACCACTTCTCAAAAGCTTTTTGTTTTGATCCTTTTCGAACTAAAAGTTTCGACCATATATTATTAAATATATCTTCATTATTATATTTAGATTTATCTTTATCTTTATATGGTTTGTCGTCCGTTTGTTGTAACAAAAGCGTATCAAATTTATTTTTATTTCTTGCTCTACTTCTAGCCTTAGAGAGTTCTTTACTCTTTATAAATTCACTATGTTGCCTATCGTTAAAGAAACGACCATCAATTTTCTTAAATTTAGTGTTAATTACATAGATTAAATCAGCCCGTAAATGCTCTGATTTTTGCATATCAGGTTCAAAAGGTAAAACCAATCGACATAAATCTTCAAGGCTATCTGGTAAGCCTTGTCCATTATAGGATTGGGAAAAAGAGAGTAGGTCTATGTAAATACCTCTTTGTTGACAAGTCAAACTCCTAGTTCCACTAATCCAATCTGCTACGAAAAAGTGCATAGCAACCATTTTTGGATCTTCATTACTCATTAAGCCACCCTTCTATCTTTAAGATTTTTATATCTCGCGCTGACGCTGGGATAAAATCTATGAATTTTTTTCTTTTTAAGTCTTTTAAATAGCGTTGCAAATTGCTCGAACTTTTGATGCCTAGACCATGCTGTATCTCTAAATAACTTGGTGAGAATTGGTGAGTTTTTTGGAAGTGGTTTATAAACTTTAATATTTTTATTTCTATTTTTTTTAAGTCTTTTATAGAGTTTAATGGTTGTTGACAGGTTGGGCAAATTTTCACTAATTCCATTAATTTTTAACAACTTTTCCCATAATTGTTGCTCCATATCTTCCCAAATAATTTTATTCTCATAACAAATTTGCAAATAGTGAAAGTAATCATCTAAAATGATTAATAT